ATTGTTTGAAAGTTCCCCACTGGTTGCACTTCCATTCGTTTTTCCACACAGCATAGTTAAGATTAAAGACATTTCCGCCTCTATAATTTTTCTTGGTTGCAATGTTGTGGGGTAATCCGACTTCAACCCAACTCTTAGTCCAGTTGTCGCCTTCGGTTTTCATTAACTCAATGATGTTGGCTTGCATTTCCTTCATCATGTTTGGTTTTACTTTTTTCATATTTTCTCCTTTATTAAAAATGTAAGCATTGCCTACACTGTTAATAATAGGGGTAACAAGTGTTGATGTCAACACTTAATATGAAAATTTAATGAATAATTTTTTCGCTGTTTGTGAAGTCTTCTTCGCTAGAAATATAGGCTTCGGTCATAGCTAGTAATTGAAGCTTGTGGAAAGCTACCATCTGAGAAAGATTTTTATTTATCTCAACCAAGAAGTCGTTGGTTTGTTGTAACTCGTCAATGACTTGTTCAAGATCGATTTTCTTTTTTGCGTCTACTTTCATTTTCCTTGCCCTCGGTATTTTTTCTTTCTTTTATTTTTATTTGTTCCTGAACCATGGCTAAGGCGTGAGTCACCGATAGAAGTTTTCTTCTTTACATGGTTGATTTTTTCTTTAATCCAAGTTTTTGCCAATCTTCTTCCTTTTGTTGCGGTCTTGGAAATAGACCCTTGTGTAATATCTGCGGATGATTGCCAAAATAGAAAGGATAATCAACTGCGATAGAGAAAGTATAAACGAGTTGGTAGTAAAAACCAGTACCATGGATAAGGTTAGCCACGAAAGTGGGAAGTTAACCATGGCTCCGAGTAGTGTATCTACGGATGCCTCTTTGAGTGCGTTGCGATCTAGCTTCATAATTATCTCCAAGTGCCATTATACATAGATATGTTCATTTGAACACTTAGTTTGAAAAAATTACACATAATATGTCTAACCCAGTTGCAATAGCCTCGCCCACAGCCGACTAAATATTTGGGGTGTAGGGTCAAAGTTTTTGGTTTTTTTGGAGGTTTGTTTCCAAATCCAATAGAGTCCCGTTCTATGGGCTTCTCAGAGCCTCACACAGCGTGTTTTTGCATCTATGTTAGCGGTGTGGACAGACGGCTATTACAAAAAAGGTACAGAGTGTGGAATTTCCCTGCAAAAAATAATGCGTAAGTCACTGATTTGCCGTGCTTTTTTGATTTTTGTACCTTTTTTCGTGTTGTGGGGGGAAAAAGTCCCCCCTCTTGGTTTTATTCGTGATTAATGGCTAACGACACAACTTAAAGTGTCATACTGTGTCATACTTTCTTAGATGTCATTGAAGTCAGCATCAACGATGTCACCACCGAAGATTTCCTTCAGTCTCTTCTCTATATCTGAGTGCGACATGTTATCCAAGTTAGCAGTAATGTTTAGGTTCTCAGTCTTTCTTACCTTCAACCCTGCTATCTCATTTAACTCACGAATAGCTGAGACTGACGCATTAAACTGTCCTTTGTTGTAAGCCTCTTCGCTTATCTGCCACAACATCTTCGCAGTCTTTTCAGGAGTAATCGCATACTTATGTGCAAGCTCTGCTTTCTGCAACATGATCGCTTTAACCACTTGTGGATTGTGCTTGGCATTCATCATACGAGTAGCAGATGATGCAGGGAACTCATAGCCTGCTCGTCTAGCCGCTTCAGTCTGTGTGCAATTATCATTGACATAATGCCAAACGAAAGCGTTCTGCATCTCAGTCAGTTGCAACTCAGTGTCCTCTTCAAAAGCACTGGGTCTTTCAATCAATGGCTTCATCGGAGCTTTCTTCGGTCTACCCTTGTATTTACTTGTGTTCTTTTTCTTTTCTTCTGTCATCTCACTTCCCAAACGCTATCTGATGCACAATCTTCTCAATGGATTTGAAGTCTCTCTTCTCATCCGTGGTTAACTTCTTACCTTCCTTCTCTTTCTCAAGGTATATTTTGCCACGATCAGCCAGTGCATCAATCATCAATTTCTTTTCTTTTTCCGTCACCATCAACTGCATTAACATTTCTTTCTCCTTGTTAAATCCAATAAAGGGTAGAGGGTATGGGGTAGGGCTTCCTATAACTAGCTAATACTCCTATAACCATATAAGCACTATACTAGCTACCCCTCTATACTATATAAATAAATATTATTACTTAATGTATACACTATACCCTACCTAAGCCCAAAACCCTTATAAATAAAGGGATCGAGACTAGGGCATGGCACAGGGTATCCACCTCTCTTACAGTACCCTACACCCTCACACCTAGCCTCAATTGTTATCATTTCTCTAATACTTTTCTAATTTGCATACCCTACCCTACCCTGTAAACAAATCAGCCTGTTTCAATTCATCCTTCTCCTTGTTCCAAACAGGGTCGTAAGACTTCCTATCAGGACCAATATACTCATGCGAATAACATATTCTTTGCGTATCCAAAGCCATATGATGCCAAAGTTCTTTCTTGCTTCTCTTTTGTGACTTAGCTCTATCTTTTAAATTAGTAGCAGTAGCACGCCAAAGAGGATTGTTTTGCCTATATTCACCCATTCTTATATGTGCAGTCTTAGAGAAGTATCTATACCCATCTTCGATGAAGATATCTGCAATGGCGTTAGAAAAGCGTACTCCTATGCCTAAGCCTTGAAAGTCAGGCAGTATGACTGTCCTGCATTCTCTCCACTTGTTTCTATCATCACCTTCGTATAGCGGTGGTATTCTACCCGGCAAGCTTATTGCAGAACCAAAGCCCACGAGTTGTCCTTCCCACAAGCAACAGTAGCACCGCACAGCACTTGGTATCTCTGCTGTTAAATAGTGATGTTTCGCAAACATTGACCACAAAGACTTATCGCATCGGTATACTTGAACTTGTATAGGTTGCCGAAGTGACCCCCTTTTTAGCTCTTGCGTGTCAGTGCAATACACCCAGTCAGGCTCAAGCCAACTAAGTATATCTTCATGACATGTAGCCAAAACGATGTTCTTTAGATTGTTTCTTTTAATGTATTTAGATAAAGCCACAGAGCAAGACTTAGCCGTCTCTCTGTTAACCACTGAGGTGAACTCATCTATGACGGCACCATCTTTTAATTTTCTCGCCATGTCTGCTCTAAAACCCTCGCCATTTGATAGCACATGTCTTGGCTTTGCCCACGATGGTACTGTGTTGAGTCCTACTGCACTGAGTCTTGCAATGGCATCTTCTTCGCTATTGAAGTGTGAGACCACTGATTTGTTCTTATCCCATGCTAGTTCTTCTTCCACACCAAACCTTTTGAGCAGAGTAGACTTGCCACTTCCACTAGAACCAAAGATGACACCAATGGAAAACTCTCCATCTATCGATGGCATTCTTGGTACCTCGAAGCTTGTCGTGCCGTCAAAGCTAAAGTCAAAGTTCTTGTAGATGCTTTGATCTATCTCACTCATCTCCACATTCGATGTCAGTATCTCTCTCTTCTCTTCTTCCATCTATCCCTCCGTATGTATCCTTGTATGTAAATCTATGAAAGCTTGTGCATCCATGACCACCAAGGGCTTGCTTCTGTTTCTTTTGATCACGAGTAAAGGCTCATAGCCCTTGCAATTGGTCTCTGCTTGTTCGTATGACTTCCACACATTCACTGCTTCTTGATTCTTGCATTCAATTGAGTAGGGGAAAGCTTCTCTTGATTGCTTACCGAGTATGACATCTTCACCTTGGCTACCCATGGGTCTGCTCTCTATATCCTCTGCATCTAACCTCAGTATCTCTATCAGCTTAGTGACCACCCACTGTTGTAACTTCCTACCTTTTGCTTTTGCACTTGATGTCTTCATAATTTGTAAGTATATGTGTACTTTCCTTTTGTATTTTTGTAATACGCTTCGTTATTTTCTAATGCATTTTTTATCTTTTGTGCGTAAGGTTTTAGCTTACCCTTGTATTTGGTTCTAATTGTTTTGTCGTGATATCTCTTTTCGCCATATATTATGACTTTAGCTCCTTTTGTTTCTCCGACCATATCCCAGTTTGAAGCCTTGTAAATAATACCCTCATGACCGAACTCTTTATCTGCATAACTGACTACTATCTTGCCACCCCAATCTTTCTTAAGCTCTCTCAAAGACCAACCGATAAAAAAACTTTCTGCATTTTTTGGTGTATCGTCAACACAGCAAAGCCTTCTAAGCTCAATGACATCACTTTCTTGTTCTCCGAACTTTTTCCATTGGTTAGCCATTGCCATACCGCCATAAAATAATGCACCCATCATTTTGTTCTCTTGATTAAAAAGAGCATAACAAAAACTTGCTTTGCATCCATTTATCGATTTCGAGTAATGCCATTTCTCTATAAATTCTTTTATATCAGATCGGTTTACTCTTTTGACATACCACCCTTGAAGATTATTTGCCTTCATTTAATGTTGAGTTCCTCTTT